CCAGTCAATGATCATGACAGCCGCCCCCGTGTGCGCGCATCAGTCATCATGCCGGGCAGCTCGCGCTTCAGCTGCTCGCGCTGCGCATCAAGCACGCGCTTCATCAGGCTGGGGTCGGCATTGCCCTGGATCGTCACATTGGGTGCAAAAGTCACGGAGCCGCCACCACCCAGCATGTGATTGGGAATCACCATGCCATTGCCGCGCGGCACTACCATTTCAGGGCCGTTCTCGCCCACCATGTAGGCGCGGCCCGAAAGCATGGGGCCACCGGCAGCACGGAAACCGCCAAACACACTGCCCAGAAGGCCTGAGAGAAACCCGCCAGAGCCGCCGCCGGCACCCGCCCCAAGCCCGGCCAAGCCCGGCTTCAGGAAGATGTTGGCCAGCGAACCCGCCACATCGGCCAAGGCCTGCTTCCATTTGAACGTGCCATTGATCAGGCCCTGGATGGCATTCTGTGCAGCACCACCCAGCACCTGGCTGAACTCCTGCGCCACGGCTTGTGTTTCTTGTTTGGTATCAGACAGCACGCGCTCGGCATCCATCCAATGGGTGCCCACGACGGCGGCAGTGTCCTTTGCTGCGATGCCGAGGTTCTTGAAACTGTCTCTCGTATCATCAACAAGTTTTTTGACAGGCTTGAACGTCTCCACAGCTGGGTTCTTCTTTGGAGGCGTAAACTCAAGGACTGTTGGAGCGGGCGGCTTGTTCAATTGCGCTGCCGCTTTGGACTTCTTCAAAAAAGCGTCGATTGAACCCAGTGACCCGGTCGGATCATCAATTGAGTTATACAGGTTTCGGATGGAGACCGAAGTCTCCATCGTGTGCTTCTTGATGTTGGCATTTGCCTGGCTGAACAATGCGACAATGTCAGCGATTGTCTTGGTCTGCGGGATCGCCTTGATGGCCCCCCAGATTTCGCCAACTGCATTTAACTCATGCCGCGTTTGGGCGATGGCGGCGGAGGCGTCGACCAATGATCGCGTGACATCATCGGCAATCATCTTCGCAAAACTGACACCACCCTGACCCGATCTCAGGAACTGTTCCATGAGATCATTCAAAGCGGGAAGCATTGGCGCGATGACTTGCTGCAGCAATGCCTGCCCTACGGCAATAACATCCGTCAGGTTATCGTTGAATTGCTCAGCCGCAACAGCTGCCTCTTGGCTGACCACCGCACCAAACTGGCGGGCCTTGTTGGCCCCCTCCTGCAGTCCGGCAGCGCCACCGTTCAACAGCGGGATCATGTCAGCACCCGCCTTGCCAAAGAGGGCTTGGGCGATGGCGGCTTTTTCAGCACCATCCTTGTAGCCTGCAAACCGGTCGGCAATATCAGCAAGGATTTGCGGTGTTGGCCGCAACTTGCCATTGGCATCAAGGGCTGAAACCCCGATGGCCCGCAAGGCCGAGCTGGCACTGTTGGTGCCGCCGCCTGCAATCTCAGCCACGGCCTTGTTGAACCTGCCGAGATTGCCCTGCAACGACTCAAGATCAACATCAGCCAGCTTGGCCGCATAGGACAGGCCTGACAGTTGTTCGACCGGGATGCCGATTTTCTGGGCGGCCTTGCCCATGTCATCCATGCGGTTGATGGCCGACCCGAGTGCCGATGTCACGGCCCCGAATGTCAGCGCACCGGAAATGCCAGCAGCAAACCCCTTGATGGTGGATGAAAGCCCCGCCAACACGCCCTGCGCTCGTTTTGCCCCGCTTTCAAACTGGGCACTGTCCATGCCAAGGCTGACCCGCAGCGCACCGATGTGGGCATTTCCGGCCATGTTCAATTCCTTCATTTATCGTTCATGGCATCAGCCCAGGCCAGCATGCGGGCCTGTTGCTGTTGCCATGTGGGCGTGGTGCGCCGGGTGGCCCCCGGCACATCCATCAGAACATCCTTCAACTTGGGCAGCGTTTTCACGCGGGCCCACAGCGCACCATGCCAGGCGCATGCCATGGCCTCATTGCGATCAAGCACCCTGCGGCGCACGGCGCTCTTGAGCTCGCGCTCCGCCTCCCGCGCCGTCACACACCAGAAACGATCGGGATCAAGCCCAGCATCCAGCCATGAGGCCAGAAGCCGTTCCCAATCCCACGCTAAGGGTTTTCAGTATCTGCCCCAGCAGGATCCTGTGGCGTTTCCGCTTTCGGGAAAAACGCCACAATCGCTGCCTGCACGGCTTTCACCGATTCAGGAAGACCGACGGCATCAATCACAGCCCCGGCCTCTGGCAAGGTCATCGACGGGTTGTGGTGCAGCAATGCCGCCCACATGGCCGTGCGCAACATACGGAAATCAATGCCGCCAGCCGTCGCCGTGCCCAAGAGGTCAGCAAAGAACTCTGTGGCTGACTTCTGCGCCACATCTTCCAGGGCGCAGAGACTGTTGAACGTAAGCCGCAGGCGATGTATTTCATCGCCCGCGACCAGATCTACCTCACCCCTGTTGATATTGCCCATCAGGCCACCACGTTGATGGTGTCAGTGGAGGTGACGGTGAGGCTGCCAGCCGTGTTGGTGCCGGTCACCGCAACGGAGATGGCTGCGCCAATGTCGCCGGAAATCGGCGTATAGGTTGACGTGGTTGCCCCGCCGATATTCACGCCGCCCTTTTTCCACTGGTAGGTGAACTGGCCGGTGCCCGACCATTCGCCGGGCAGTGCAGTCAATACCACGCCAACCTTGGGCAGGCCAGCCACAGCAGGCGCCACAGAGTTTGTGGGCGCAGCTGCAGCGCTTTGCGTGACCGTGCCCGTGACCTTGAACGACGCCGTGGCCGTGATCTTGTCATCGACAGGCGATTGGATTTCATAGCTCTGGCGGATGCCGTTGAACGACAGCTTGACGCCATTGGGATAGGTGATTTCGATCTCGCGCGGCGAGCCGGAAGCAGCCGCCATGAACAGATCCGTGGCCGAGCCCGGTACATGGTTCATTTCGAACGACACGTCACCACCATCAACGAGGCCGCTCACATATTCGCGACGGCGGCCCGGGCTTTGATAGTGGGTGACATCAACCAGGTCGTCACTGTCGCTGGGCGGGGCGGCACTGTAAACCTCGGCCAGTGTCGTCCAGGCCCCGGCAACCGGGCGCATGCGCACCACAATCCCGTGACCAATCATTGCATTGCTCATGGCGTCTATCTCCTAGGGTTAAATCGATTTGTGAAAGAGGCTGAAATCCATCGACACGGCATGGCCATCAGCCGGCGTGTCATCCTCGAAAAGCAGGTCGCGCGCGCCCACCAGAAAGGTGCCATCTACAAAGCGCGATCCCATGACGCCACGAAACCCGCTGAGCGCTGTTTCAATGGCCCGGGCCACGCCCTTGGCCGCGGCATAGGTATCGCCGAAGCAATCGACCTGCACCCGCACGCCCTGCACACTGTCAGGCCCGGAATAATGATAGTTCAAGCCGCCACTGATGAGCGTCAGGCGCACATGCGGTGTGGCCAACCCCTGCGGCAGGCGCACCCAATGGATGCGAGGGCCGACCAAGGCGGCAACGCCTGTGTTTGCCAGCAGGAAGGCGACAAGGGCCTCTTCCATTATCCATCCACCTCATGGGCCATGAGCGCCGCCATGGCGGCAGATTGTTTGGCGGCCATGCTATGCCGCTTGCTGCGGCCGATCCGGCGAGCCGACACCATGATCTCGTTGGCCATTTCCTTGCGGATGATGGCCAGTGCATTCGCCTTTTCGCTGTCCCATGCCGGCCGCATGTAGGGGTTGGGGGCCATGCGCTTTGAGCCGAATTCCTGCACGATGCGCTTGATCGCATCATCCTTGTTATTGGCCTTTGTCGGGCCCACCAGCACCATGGCGAACGAGCCTGTGCCCTTGGCCGCCTTGCGCGCCGCCCTGAGGGCCACGCCCGCCTCTGCCCGCGTCCCGCCAGCCCGCATCACGGCAGCAAACTCAGCCTTGCCGACCTTGTTCTGCACACGGGTGGAAACCGCCATGGATCCCGCGAGTTCTCCCGTGTCCCGGGGGGCAAGGGCCGCGGCATGTTGGGCAATGGGCGCACCACCTTTGACAAGTGCCCGCTGCATGGCCCCCTTGGCCGCAGCCCGGGGCAATTGCGCCAGGGCAGCGTCAAGCTCCTTGAGGCCGGTCACGGTCACACTGAATTTCATGTGAGGTCCGTGCGGGCCGTGGCCGTGATTTCAATGTCGCGGTTGCGGCCAAGGTCTTTCACGCCATTCACGTCAAAAACCAAGGCGCCCATCTGCAGGCGATCCCGCGGCGTGACCGTGGCGATGACGGCATCGCGCCGCACGACGAACCGCGCTTTCAGGCTGCCAATCGTTTCCCCTGCCCGCTCACGCTCGCCATCCAGGACGGGCGTATACCCAGCCCAGCGCGAGACCAGCACACTCCACGTCTCGACCGGGGTGTTGAACGCATCAACAGTCGTTTGCGCGCGCAGCACATCAATCCGCCGGTCACGGGGGCCAGCCCCGGGTGAGCCTGCCATGGTCAGACCTTCATGCCGCGCACGCTGCGCACCAGATCGTCAAAGCCCAAAGGCAGGTTGGACGTGATATTGCCAACGCTCACCGTCTCCCGGTTTTGATACCAGTGGCCAATCGCCATCAACATGGCCTGCCGAAGGCGTGCCGGCACCGTAGTCTCTGTTGTGCCATAACCAGCCGTGAAGGTGATGCGCACGGCATTCATGGCGTTCTTGGCTGTAGGCCACGCCGACACGGGGGCCACCCAGCCCTTCCAGGACGCAAGATCAACCACATAGTTGCCCAGCGCCGGCCACTCCACATAGGTGTCGGTGATGGCGTCGATATATTCCACCTTGTCGACACTCACCAAAGGGCCCAGCGGGATCTCGATCCCCTCACAGGGAAAGGCATCATAGGTCAGCTCCCACTGCTCATTGATCAGCGCCCGCCGCGCCTGCCCGTCGGGCCCGCGCAACAGGTCAGTCACCGCATCAATGTAGAGGGTGATCAACGCATCTTCTTCACTGTGCTCCACCTTGCACTGCTGCTTGGCAAGCGCGAGGGAGATGGGCTTGGTCGATGCCGCTGTCTTCAGTTTCAATGCCATAACGGCAATCCTCTCTTGCGCCTATCTGCGCACCCATGCGGCTTGTCGGTTGTTGCGTGGCACAGCTGGCGTGCTGGCGCGCGTTGCGCCGGGCGCCCCAAAGCCAGCACGCCCCGAAGCCGTGAAGAACAGGGGGTCTGGCGTGAAATCAGTGGTGACGATATCTGAAGCCTCACCGATCTCGATCACATCACCAGCCATGATGAAGGTCACAAACTGCGCATCGGTGGCCGCAAGGGCTTCCATTGTTGCAACGTCAACAGCAAGGGACGCCGATTGAGAATCGCTCGCGGCGGCTACTTCCGCCCGGCTGGCCTGCACCGTCAGGCTGGCAGACCGGGCATCGTTTGCCGCAGCGGTTTCCGACACCGTGGCCAGACCGACGATGGCCGCCGCCGTGGCGTCGGTGGCCGTGACCACTTCCACAACCCCGGCCCCGTAAATGACCGTGGCGCTTGTCGTGTCAGTGGCGGTGACGGTTTCCGAAACGGAACCCGTCGACCCGCCGACGGTTGAACTTGTGGCGTCTGTCGCCGTAGATGTTTCCGACACTGTGGCCGGGAACAATGCGATGACGTTTGACGTGTCCGCAGCCGTGGCCGCTTCTGCGCGGGATGCGGCAGCAACCAGCGTGGCCGATGTCGCATCCAGCGCCGTGACCGTTTCGGCAACAGCGCCGGACTGGGCAAAGGCTGCCGATGATGTGTCTGTGGCCGCAGCGCTTTCGGCGACGGACCCTGCCCCGGTGATCGCGGCAGATCGGGCATCAGTAGCAGCAGCGCTTTCCGCAACGGAACTGCCAAACACGGCGAGAGACGATTGCACATCGCCAGCCGTGGCCGTTTCCGTTGCAGCGGAAGCGAATACCGCCGTCGATGATGTGGCGTCACCCGCCGTGGATGTTTCCGAAACCGCACTGGCCGCCACCATGGCGGATGATGTGGCATCGGCTGCACTGCCGGTTTCTGCAACCGTGCCCGTCAGGGCGCCGGTGCTTGAACTTGTCGCATCAACCGCCGTGGCGCTTTCGGCCACCGACACGGCAAACACCGCGCCAGCCGATTGCGCATCCGTTGCAGCCCCGGTTTCGGCAACTGCCGACCCGGCCACCATGGCGGCGCTTTGCGTGTCAACCGCAGTGCCAGCCTCGGCACGGGCCGAAACGTGGGTTTGCGTTGCCGATGTCGCATCTGCGGCAGTTGCCGCTTCCGTCATCGTGTCGTTGAACGCGCCGCCGGATGCCGATGTGGTTTTGACCGATGAGAGCGGGAGTTCTGAAAGGCCGTTAAACCCAAGCATGTCAGAACGCCCCGATGATTATCAGCCCGTCACCGCCATTGCCGCCATTGCCCGCCGTGCCGCCAGCGCCGCTTGAGTTGCCACCACCGCCACCACCGCCGCCAATGCCAGCAGGCCCGCCGTTGCCGGACACGCCAGTCGTCGCGCCGCCGCCACCGGAACCGCCCGTAAATAGCAGGTTAGGCAAGAAATTCGTCGGGCCAATGCTGATCGGCTTGCCTTGGTTGAAACCTGGTTTGCCATCACGCGGCGCAGCCCCAAGGCCGCCAAGCAGGGTCGGGACAAGGCCCGCGCCAGTGATGTTGCCGCCGTTGGCCGTGCCGTTGCCGCCACCTGCCCCGCCGCTTGTGATAATGCCGGTACCACCAAAGGCAACCGCCGTCACGGCAGCGTTGGCCGCAGCCGAACCTGCCGAACCCGCTTGGCCAGCAGCCGAAGTCCAAAGCCCAAGGCCAAGATATGCCGCTGCCGTGGCCGTGCCGATGGCACCCGCCGTGCCTGCCGTTGACGTTGCCGCACCACCACCACCACCACCGCCCGTCATGGTCATGATCAGGTTAGCCGCAGTCGTATTCGGCGCGACGGAAATATAGCTCTGGACGCCCGCCGAGCCGTTGCCGGATGCAACAGCGCCAGCACCGCCAGCACCGGGCCGCAGCCATATCACATCAGGCAAAAGACTTGCCGGGATCAACAGGCGGGACATACCGCCGGACCCGCCGCCACCCGATGCCACGGTTGCAGCACCGCCAGCACCCATGCCGCCGCCGCCGCCAGACGCGATCATCAAGAAGAACAGCCACTGCGCATTGTTGGGCTTGATGTAGGACACCCAGCCCTGTGTCGTGGTTACGCCAGACGCGGCCAGGAACACGTCCCATTCAGTGTTGCCGACGCGAATGAGTGGTTCAGTGGGGAACATGGCTCAATACAGTCCACCAGCAGTGAAGGTATTATAGCCCGTGCCGGCGGCACCCGTTGATGTGCCGAAGGAAATAAGCAGTTTGTGGTTGGCCTCAATCGGCATGTTGAGGGGAATGTCGTAAACCGGTGCCGCAGCCGTCTGCGATGCCGTCCATGCGGGCAATGCGATATGCGCAATCGGCGCAGTGTTCGCAGTCGTGTTGGTGGTGCCCGCCGTGAAAGTCCCGGTATCCGTACAGTAATAGACACGGGCCACCGTGGCCGCAGGCGATCCCACCGGGATCAGCCGAATGAAGCTGACAAAGCCGCCATCCGTTGCATTGCCGGTGAAAGCAACATAGGTGTTTGCGCCCGTGCCATCTGTGGCCGTGTTAGCGGATGGGCCGATGACTGCCGCACCAACCTGATTGTCTGGCGCTCGCGAAAAGATTGGATCGGTATTGGCAACCATTTTTCTGCCCTATCGCGTGAACGCGCCAGCCCGCATCATTTCTGACCGGCCACGCTGGATGAGTTGTGAGGCCCAATAGGCCGGGATCGTGGTGAACACGTCTTTGGTGCCAGCCGCGAACGACACCGCAGCCCCGGCGTTTGATGACGCCAGGATGCGGGACCGCTGCAATGTGGTGGAAGCGGAAAGCACGGCAAAGCCGACCTCCCATGCGCCCGTTGGCGCACCGGTGCCATCAACCGCGACGATGGCGTATGGAATACGGCCTTCGCCAACTGAATAGGCAGACGCAAACGCCTGAAAGCCCGTGGGAGCAGTGCCGGACAACGTGATGTCGCCCGTCCCTGTCGTCGTCGTCGTGTCGCGAACGCGGTCACGAAAGGCACTCATTAGAGGCCAAGGCTCCACGTCACATTCAGCACATCCGATGTCGCCACGGTGCGGTTGCCGCCGGAGAAATCACCAGCCGACAACAGAACGCCCGTGGTGTTATCCTTGGTGGCCGAGCCTGCGCTCACCAGAAAACAGCCCGCGACCGTGCCGCCAGAGGTGAAGGTGAACGCAACAGCCGCAGACGTTGCCTTGCTGCCAGCCGAGGCCGCAGCGAATGCTGGTGTGGGCCGGTTGCCGGAATAAGCCGGGGCATTGGCGCCGCCGACTTCCGTCCACGACGCATGGGATGCCATCGTGTCGCCTGCGACCGCAGTGCCCGCACTTTTCAGGCCCATGACGAAAGCGGCGGTATAAGCCGATCCCGCCAGATACTTGTCGAGCGCATCGTTCTTGCCGACCGTCGTCACGACATTGAAAATTTCATCGGCCCATTTCAGGTTGCCGTCGGCATCAAAGCACTCGACCACATAGTGGCCCTTGGCAGACACAACTTCGCCAATTTCAGAACGGGCGATCAGGCTGGCCGCCGTTGCCGCAACCGCATTCATGGATTCATTCATTTCGGATCACCCTTGGAGAGATGGATTACTTGGCTTGTTTGGCGCCGGGCTTGGCCTCGGCCTTGGGAGCGGGCGCACCTTCGGTGGCCCAGCCATTGGCAATGGCAATGGCGGCAAGGTTGCCGGTCACATCGTCACCGATGGCAAACGTCGTGGGGTAGATGTCGCCATCGGCCACACCGTCAAACTGCTTCACAACCTTGGCCATGGTCACCCTCGCCTGCATGCAAAAGAAAAGGCAGGGCGCACCGCGAAGGGTCGCCCTGCCAATGTGTTCAAATCCCGGATCAGACCGAGATGTTCAGTGCCTTCACGGCCAGTGGGTCGTCCAGCACACCACCTACCCGTTTGGTGGTGTAGAACATCACGTAGGGCTTGTTGGTGTAGGGGTCGCGCAGCACACGAATGCCGGCACGGTCATAGATCGTGTAGGCACGCTTGAAGTCGCCGAACAGGACGGGCTTTGCCGAAGCGGCAATGGCCGGCATGTCTGGCACTTCAATTACGGGATAGCCCGCCAGGGTGGAGGGCTGGCCAGCCGCATAGGTGGGCTGCCACAGGTAGTTGTTGGTCGAGTCCTTCAACAGGCGGATGGCACCGAGAGTGCCGCGGTTCATGGCGAAGCTGGCGCGCGGCGTGAAAGCCGACGGCAGTGCATGAATGAGGGCGATCAGCGCATCAGCCGTCACCTGCGTGGCGTGGCCGGAATTGGTGGCCAGGATGGCACCTGAAGGGTGCGCAGTAGCATTGACGCCTCCAGTGACATAGGTCAGGATGCCATTGGGCTTGTTGACGCCATTGCCGCTGATGACAGCTGCACCTTCCTGGTAGGAGAATTCAAGTTCGGTTTCTGCAGCCAACCATGACTCGAGGTTGATTTCCGAATCATCAAGGATCTGCTGTGTCGCCGAAGGGTTGGCATAGATTTCGCCCCAGGCAATGGGCAGCGTGGCCAACTGTGGCCCAGCTGTTTCGGGGCGGGCGGCCGTTTCACCAACCCAACCAGAGGCCATGCCATGCTTGTTCACCAGCTTCGAGGCCGCATGCACACCCACGGTCTTCACGTTCATCAGCTGGCGCACCGAGGAGATGATCTTCAGTTCGTCATGGATGGTGCGGTCCCATTCAACCGGGGTCACATAGCCACCTTCGGCGGCGGTGCCCTTGTTGAGCGAAGCCTGGATATCGCCCTTTTTCATGTAGCCGGAGAAGGCTGCGGTATATTCCGCATCCACCACACGGTTGCCACGGCCACCATTGATCTCGACGGCGGCCAACTTGGCTGATGTGGCGTCGACAGCGGCCTGCAGGTCAGACACAGTCTTATTGATGCGGTCGACCTGCTCGGCCTTGACCACATCATCAAAGCCCTTCTTGATGTCCTTCAGCTGCTCGTCATGGCTGGTGCGCAGGGCGGCAACAGCCTTGTTAAGCTCGGCCAGAAGGGTCTTGGGGTCAGAAGCGTCGGCGCGCACGGCCGCGATGCCGCGATAGCTCGCAGCAGTGGAGAACTTGGTCATGGAATGATCCTCAGTTTTTGAGAGTTGCAAGAAGGCCGGAAAGGCCCGCGATAGCGTCAGCGTCAAAGCCTGACGGATCGGCAGCGTCGTGCATGCCGGCAGACACCTCTTTCAGCAGGGCACGGCGCTCGGAACGCGACATGCCCTGGTGTGAAAGGGCGGATTCAATGCGCCGCTTGGCGGCGATGTGACGGGGCAACTGGGCATTGGCAGTGCTGGCATCAGCATCATCCATCAGCGCATCGGCAAAGCCCTTGGCCACGGCGTCCTCGGCGGTCATGAATGTCTCGGCATCCATGATCTTCACCAGCTCTTTTTCAGCCATGCCGGTGCGCGCCATGTAGATCGATTGCATGCTTTCATCGACCTTGGAAAACACCTCCGCGGCGGCCATGAAGTCATTGGCATTGCCCACGACCACGCCCCAGGAATTGTGCACCATCATCATGGCGCCACGACCCATGGCGATCTCATCGCCAGCCATGGCGATGACCGAGGCGATGGAGGCTGCAAGGCCCAGAACCTCAATCCGCACCTTGGCCGGGTGGGCCGCCAGCATGTTGTAAATGGCCACGCCCTCGAATACGTCACCGCCGGGGGAGTTGATCTGCACTGTCACGTCACGGTCGCCAATGGCGCGCAGGGCACCGGCCATGCGCTTGGCGCTGAAACCATCACCCCAGGGATCATCGCCGATCACGCTGAATACCGAGATGGTGGCCGGCGCATCAGATGCGGCCAGCGGGCGTTCGGCCCACATCTCGAAGGCGCGCGACGGCGGGTCGAAATCGACGGCCGCCGTGGGGCGCTGCAAGGCGTTGATGGCGGGAAGTTTGCGAATGCTCATGGGGTGCCCCCTGTGTTGTTTGCCTGGCCTGGCATGACCAGGCCTGAACCATCCTTGTGCTTGCCGAGGCCCAGGCTTTCGCGCACCTCGTCAGCTTCCATCCATGGCATGTGGCCGCCAGAGCCCAAGGCCTTGGCGAAATATTCAGCCTGGTCCTTCATGGAACCGCGGGTCAGGTCGCGCTCATCAAAGTCGGCGATGACATGGCCCCACTCACTTTCCTGAATGCAGCTGCGCATGATGGCCTCTTCCCAGGCCGCAAAGTTGGGGGCGAGGCCCGCCGTGCGGAACATGATCACCAATTGCTCGATGCCTGAGCCCCAGGATGTGTCATCGAGCCCCATGAAAGGGCGCGGCACGCCGAACACCCGGGCCACTGCCTCGGTCTGCCGGTTGCGGGTTTCGTTGAGCTGGCTGTCAGACGCTGTTTGCGAGAACAGCGAGGCATCTGACCCGTCCTCAAGGACAAGCCATTTGCCCCGGTTGCGGGCACCGCTGTATTCATCATTCAGCTGGGTCTTCAGCCGGTCCAAGGCTTCGTCCGACAGATGCCCCGTCATCTTGAGGGCACCACTCGCCTGCATGCCTGACGAGAAGAGCGATGACATGGCAAGGCGTGCATCCCGCGCCAGGGTCAGGGCATCGGCTGCACGCTCAAGTGTTGAGATGGCGGTGATGCCATCCATCGACAGGCCCGGCTGCAGGCGGAACATGTCCTCGCTTGCAATCTCGGTGATGCCGTTTCCGGTGCGCACCTCGTAATAGACAGACCAGTCAGACCGTTGCTTGACCAAGACGCGGCTGTTGTCGATCGGCACCAGCATGAGGATGCGGTTGCCGGATGAACGCACCACGCGGGCATAGGCGCTGCCATGCACCAGGGCACGGAACTGCATCAGGCTTTTGAATTCGTAGGGTGTCTGCCAGCTGTTGGGCTTGAAGCGAAACAGCCTGTAGAGCGGGTGTTTGGTATCAACGGCCATCTTGCCGTCAGTATCAAGTTTCTTGATCTCGAGCGGCAGCATGCCGATTATGCCGCAAATCAGCGACAGGCAGCGGTAAACATCCTCGTTGCGCAGCGCCTCATCCACGCTGACGGATGCACCGCCACTGCGCATGTACTCCAGAAACCGTGGATCATTGAGGGAGAAGGGCACGCCCTCGGCACGCGGGCCCACCATGTGGCGGCCCGACGAATAACCACCACCCGGCCCGCCAAATGCCTGGCGGACTCTTGCAAAAATGCCCATCACACCACCAAAATTCCACGGGTTTCATAAATCGACGGCGGCTTGCTTTTCTCAGCCATGCTGAGGCCGATCGCCATGATCAGCGCCACAATGCCGTCGATCTTCTCGGTTGACTTGTTCTTGGCCGGTTTGATGTTGCCGGCCGCGTCCTGCTCGACCGCGGCATTGGCCGCCATCCATTGCAGGACCGGATTGTTGCCATGGTCAAAGCCATGGGACATGACCAGCCGTTCCAGCTCTTTCGTGGGCGCGCCCATGGAGGCCATGCCCTGGCGATAGAGTGTCACCGGCAATCCTTCGGACTGCAGCTGGTTTGACAGTTGAGTTGCGTTCCATGCGTCGATCGCCAAGCCCTTCACCTGGAAGGTCGAGGCATCGCGGAACACGATTTCCTTCACGTAGTCGTAATCGGTCACGTTGCCCGGTGTGGCGGTGATCACGCCTTGCTTCACCCAGTCGGCATAAGGCACGCGGTCGCGCCGTGTGCGGGTGTCAACATGGTCTTGCGGCACGAAATAGCGGGACAGCACAACAGCCGGTTCATCGCCATGGGGCGGGAAGAACCATTCGAGCGCCGTGATGTCGCGGGTCTGCGCAAGGTCGAGCCCACCGAAACAGGGACGGCCCTTGAGGCGTTCCTCAAAGCCGCGCCAGCGGTTTTGGTCAGCAGCATCACCGGTGCATTGGCGCCAATGATCCATCGGCAGCCAGCGGACAGATTGCTCCACCCACATGTTGAGGTGATAGCGCTTGAAGTCGTTTTCGAGGCGCGGGCTTTCCCGTGCCTGTTTGCATTGGTCCTCGAGGTAGGACAGTTTCAGCGACACGCCCAGATTGGGGTTGGCCTTCTTCCAGGTCTCAGGCGATGTCCAGTCGTCATCAGGATCCGCAGCATAGATGACCACATAGGTTTCAGGGTCATCGATGATGCCGTCCCTGATCTTCAGCGACGTGTTCCACAGCTCCCAGCCATAGCCCTGCCGTTCACCGGCTGTTGAGATGATGAAGTCCAGGGGCTGGCGGCGCGCACCCATGCCTTGCGTCAGGAATGTGTGTAGGCGCGAGTCGCGCCATTCATGGGCTTCGTCACCGATCAAGCCGTGCGGGCTCAATCCGTGTTTGCCGCGCGGGATGCCTGAGAGTGGCACCCAGCTCGACATCAGTTGCGGGCAAAACATGCCAGCCTTGGTCACTTCATAAAGCGCACTCAGGTCAGGCGAGAACTGCACCATGGCAGCACCACGGCTGAAACTGATCTCGGCCTGGTTGCCGTCGGTCGCATGGCTGAACACCTGGCCACCCGGCTCGCCATC